TACCAAGGATTCTGGTCCTATGTCAATTACCGTTCTCGAAAGATCAAAAATACGAGTAGTTGTGTCGGAAACGCTGTTACGAACCGAAACATTAATGGTATTAATATCCACGGAATTAACAGGAATAACTAAAGGCCCGCCAGTTGTATCTGATGTAATTGAAAATACGTTACTCAGACTGATCCCCTCTATCAATTCAACGTTGGGGAAGGTATAGACCCCGTTAGTCAGGGTGGAGATGTGTGTGTCCTTAGGTTGGAATGTATAAGCCACCCCATTAATAAGCGCCGTAAATTTGGCCGTGGTCATCAACACCAATTGAGATGGGGGCGTTATTCCCGAGGGAGTAACTACCAATCTCACTATGGCGGTGGACCCCCTTGAAGAACGGGGGATGTAACCCAGAGTCTTGGCGATTGATACGACCGACTGCCGTTTGATGGCAGAGTCAATAAACATTTCATTACTCTGCAAATGAACCAAAAGAGCATTATAATGGGTGTTGTACGATAATATATCCAACAGAAGAGTAAGAGCGGCACCATCAAAATTGTAATCGGCAAACTCTTCCTGACCCTCCAAGAACGCCTGAAGATTTTTCTTGATTTGTTTAAAATCCAGCTCGGTAACTCGTCGTTCGTTACTGCTCATGGTCGTATCTCCAATAACCGCCTGATGTTTTACTCATTTAACGTAATCGTTGAAGTGTGATGGTAAATGTTACCGGAAGTGGAATGCCAACCACACTAAAATATATACTGATGGCATACTCATTCATATCTTCGTATGGAGTAACAACTACCTTATGAAGCAACACACGAGGCTCGTGATTTTGAATAACCTGTTCTATTGATCTGTGCAATACCGCAGTAGTGATGGGATCCATTGGTTCAAACAAAAGACGATAAACCGGAGATCCGATGTCGGGTTGGAATAATCTCTCCCCAAAATGCGTCATAATCAGAGTTTTCAAACTCTGTTTGACGGCATTGACATCCAACTTCTTGGTCACATCCCCCGTTTGGGGGTGGGCCGTGAAGCTGAGGTCCAAATCTTTATATAAGCGGCTGGGTGATATAATAGTCATGTCTATATTTATACGCAGGTTGGTGGGATGACAAATCCCAAATAAGAGCGGGGCTTCTTGGAGAAGCACCCACAACCATTACGAGCAAAAATTCCGCCGGATGTATTCCCCTCAATGGTGGTGATGGAACCATTATCGGACACTGAACTGACAATGCCTATGTGATGTGCTCCGCCCGGAGGGCCGTAGAGAATGGCCGCCCCCACCTTGGGGGTGTTTGAGAAATATCCATTCTTCTTGGCCCAACTCTCCCAATTTCTACAGGCCGCCGGTCCCGGTGGGATTGGCAAACCAGCTTCCTTCCACCACGCTGTGACCGCCGCGCTACACCAAAAATTTCCACTTCCGGTGGAACGTACCTTGGCCATATTATCTATACCACATAACTTAAACATATCATCAATTCGTCCAGAAACCCCCTCGGGAAGTTCTCCACCACCCACCTTTCCGCCATAGTTTTTGCCCGGAGGGGATGATGTTTCTATCATGCCCAAATCCCTTCTGGCGGCTTCCACGACACGCAAACCGGCGGCACACTTATAATCCTTTGATGTGTTGTTGGTGGCGGCAGGATCGTCCTTGATTGGAGCGGAAACCATTTTATTGGACCCCAATTCTTCCTTCTTGAGGGATGCATATTCAACTGCTGAAATATTTCTCGGACCCTCGCGCAAAGCCTCGTTCATTTCTTTTTCATACGAACGGCGCTGGGATGGCGATAGGTTAAAACCAAGGTCCGGCAGGGTTGGGAGAGATGGGGTCTTGGGATCGACCGGAGATTCAAAATCATGATCCCCAGCGGCGGCCAAACAGGCCTCAGCCGTGGCCTTTGTTGACATTGGATTGATGGTCAAGTTATTCTGAAAAAACAGGGCCGACATACCGAAAGATTTGGAATTGATGGCGGCGGTGGTGAGTGCCTGTGCGACCCATGTTCGGGCTTGGAACAACATCCCCAACACCGAAATAAGGTGCATTCTTTTCTTACTTTTAATGGATACATTGCCCCCGGCACTTACCTCATACTGTCCCGCCACATTCAATTTATAGTCTTGGTGTACGTGTGTATCCATCGAACCATCTACCTCCAACCGACAATTATTCTTTACATAGACGTTACTATCGCCATTGATGGTGACGTTGGAAGTTCCCTTGATGAGGACGTACCCATCACGATCCAAGATTTCATAATCATCACCGACAATGCGGGTGACTCTTGTTCCATTTTTATCAATTTCAACAAACGTTCCGGCGCGATGGTACTGGTGGGTACGCTCATTGTTTGGGGTGTCGTCGTACTCCGTGACATGACCCGATTCTGACTGGAATACGTGGTTATACGGATAAACAGCATCGTATGAGGATTTGGGCTGGTCCCATTTACCTTGGGTTATCCCAACCGGAACCTTTTTAACAACAGCATCGTTTTTGAGTTGGATGATTGTTTTACTTATCTTTTCGTTTCTGGCCAGCCTGTTGGTATCTGGTTCGTCCAGTAAGTCCTCGTCCGGGTACTGATTGGTTTCGTCCCTGAATCCATATTGGGGGGCCAGATTATTATAATACTCCGATTGGGGAATACCACCGATGGTCCCCATAATGATAGGCTCCTGATTCTCGGAACCATCCCTGAAGAAACCGACAACCCATGTCCCTTCCACGGGACCGACCGGGGCGTGTCCTATGCCCGTCATGGCCGCCGAGGTTATGGGTTGGAGGACCGAGGCCCATGGCAAGTCGCCTGTGGGTAATAACGTCCTATCCGCTGTATGATATCCGACGATGCGAACACGACAGCGCCCAAGGTATAGGGGATCCATTCGATCCTCCACCACCCCACACCACCACCAAAACTCGGAACCACCAAAGAAGTTTGACATTATATCCTATTTGGGCTACGAACCAACTCCAACCACATCATGTGTTTGTTGAGTGAAAATGCATGTTTAATGGCCGTTACCAAGTATCTGGCCGTCATCAGCGTATCCTCATATTCACTATCGGGGGTTCCCTCATTCTTATCCATTGCTTTGGGGTACGTGACATCGACCAACACCCCAACCTCAATGTCGGTGCGACCCGGAACTTCAATTTCTATTTTTAATCCACTAAACTCATACATCAGACTATTACGTTCCAAGGCCCATTTCTCATAAAGTGGATTTTTGAAATCGTTGTGAAGATTTGAGGAAAGAGTACGTAGACGAATATGGGAGTCTGAGTTTCTTAGTACATCTTTGGGAAATGGTTTGGAGTTTTTCCCCTCCGGATAGAATTGATAATAATCAAACGCAGTCTCCATATATGTCTTTAATGTCATATCATGGACAATGAGCTTAGATGCATAGAACCCATAATCCTGATCCTTCAAAATATCATACTGGGAGAATGGCTGGATGTTTCTGATCATACTGTATTGTTTCAACAACTCGGGCTTTGAATAAATGGTGTTGCTTTTTGACGCCTCAAAGGTGGTATTTGTTCCGGGGGAATACTGATAATTGGCAAAAATGATTTCATTATTACGTTGATTCTGCACTAAGTCCTCAAGATTTTCCAGACGAAACGCCCCATTGGTTTCATAGAACAACCATGTGGGGTGTTGTGTTGCGCTATTGAAACTTCTATTTGCCACCCAGTTAATGGCCTTGAAGGGAGACCAAGCACAGGACACAAAGGACACTGACGACCCATGCGGTTCATCGGATACAATAAGTTTGGTGGGGCCGGATCGTCCATCTATAAATCGTGGGATTGTTAAATATTCCTGAAAAATGTGTTTGATAACAGCATCCGTTGTCCCGGAAAACTTTTTATAAATGTTCGTGACGTTACTTATAGCACCCTCTATTGACATGAAGGCAAGAATATAGGATTGTTCTCTGTCGGTGGCGGAAAAGGTTCGTTCAGTAAGACTGGTGATTTGAAATGTTTTGGCGATGACTTCCTTGAAGGAGGGAGTACGAAAAGAGAAGGTTATGTACTCGGTCCCAACCAAGGGAATTTTATTAATCATGTCGGAGGAATCCAGCATTATCAAATGCCCCTTCAGAACATTCGAAAAAATGTCTTCATAAAGAACCGTTCCGGCTACATAATTAGTAACGTCGAATTTTCGACCATCATGGGTGGTGATGACCATCTCCTCCGTAATAACGTCTCCCGGTTCACTAACAAAATTAGAATCGACTGGTGGGGTGCCTCCTATTGGATCACTCATTACGGCCTCGCCCATTCTTCATTTTCTTTTTTTGAACCTCTCCATACCGACAGCTCAGATTTCTTCTCGAATCTGGCCAAGGGCAGCATGACCGCCAACTTCCAATCTTCCGAATCAATCTTCAAGAAGGTTCTGGAATTGATGTGATTGTACAGATATCTCTTCACACACGCCTTGACGGTGGGAAAGACTGCGGCTTGTTTCAATAAACTCCATGAAACGAAAAAACGCTCGCTCTCTGTATAACCTCTGGTGGTATACTCGATAAGACGACCGAGAAGCTCGAACCGAAGTCTTGGGGGGAGATAGTGAAAATTCAAACCAACAAACCCCCCCGAAAAGGAATCGAACGGGAGAACCATTGGCCACGTATCATAGTATGGTAAC